TACAAGACCATTTCTGCCATAGGAGATATTGATGAATGGCCATACCAACACTTACGCCAGCTAGCCAAACAAGTAAAAATATTCTTCCGGCTACTGGGAATGCAGAAAATGTAAATTCTAGTGCTGTTCCTTTTGGAATGTACTTAAGTTCGACAGATTTTATATCAGGCGCAGCAGCACAAGTGGCCTATACTTACAAAAAGCTTGGCGGAGATTTACTAGAGGTAGAACTTACAGAGCAACAAGTTTACACTGCTTTTGAGGAATCTGTTTTAGAGTATTCATACATTGTGAACATTCACCAAGGAAAAAATTCCCTAGGCGATTCTCTGGGAAATACTACCAGTTCTTTCGATTATTTGGGAGAGTATAAGGCCGGGACATTATCCTCCAGTTTATCGGGTGGTAACGTTGCCTTAAAATATACAAAGTTTGATTATGGTTACACAAGAAGGTTTGGTGATGCCGCCTCTGCCGAAGCGACTGTCGGAGGCACTCAAACTTTTTATTCAGCTTCTTTTACTTTGATTAATGATCAGCAAGATTATGATTTAGTCGAAGCAGTATCTTCTAGCATCGCTTCTGGTTCTCTCCCTTCAACAATAGACTACCAGAACAAGAGACTATTGATTCGTAGAGTTTATTATTTATCCCCTAGGGCCGTTTGGCGGTTCTATGGATATTACGGAGGACTAGGCTCTACGGGTAATTTGAGCACATATGGCCAGTTTTCTGACGATTCGACATGGCAGATTGTGCCCGTTTGGCAAAATAAAGCTCAAGCCGCAGCTTATGAGGATGCAATTAAGACTAGAACATCGCAATATTCATATGAAATAAGGGACAATAATATAAGAATCTTTCCAATACCTCCTAGTTTATTAGCAAACAAGCAAATGTGGTTTGAATTCACAGTTGATAGTGATGCTTGGGAGTCACAATCAGATCGGCCAGACGGTGTTGATGGTGTAAACAATTTAAATACTATGCCCTTTGCCAATATTCCTTACGAGAATATAAACTCTATTGGAAAGCAGTGGATAAGGAGATTTGCGCTTGCTCTTTCAAAAGAGATGTTAGGGCAAATTAGGGGGAAGTTTGCCACAATTCCCATTCCCGGTGATTCTGTTACTTTAAATGCAAGTGATTTATTGTCGCAAGCAAAAGAAGAACAAAATTCATTAAGAGAAGAGTTAAAAACAATTTTAGATGAAATGACCTATCAGCAACTGATTGCGAACGATGCAGATATGACACAGAATGCACAGACGGTCCTTACAAGTGTGCCAAATTACATATTTATGGGATAGGGGAAAGGTAAATGTCCGAAAAAAACAAATGGTCGCAACCAGATGCTCCACCACCGCCAATGTTTCTCAATCAAAAAGAGAGAAATTTGGTTAAGCAGGTTAATGACGAGTTAATTGAAAGAGTTATCGGACAGACAATTCTCTATTATCCTATCGATACTCAAATAACTAATTTTCACCCTCTTTATGGGGAGGCTGTTGAGAAAAGTTTCTTGCCCCCGGTAAGAGTCATGGCCATGGTTGAGTTTGGCTCTCACGAAACTACCGCAACGAACTATGGCGTTGATAGACTCCAATCAATTACCGTTAACTTTCACAGAAGAAGGCTGACGGAAGATCAAGACTTGTATGTGAGGGTTGGAGATTTTTTATTGTATGCTGATTTGTTTTATGAGATTATTTCCTTGTCCGAGCCCAAGTGGTTGTTTGGAAGGGGGGATAAATCTTTTGAGATTGGAGCAGAATGCATCCGAGTCAGAGAGGGGACGTTTAATGCCACATAACAAGATGGATGATAGCCTAGAAAATGCAGATGTTGTATATCTTCAGCCTTCTAGCTTAGAGAATATAGATTTTGCTGTTTACGAATGGGTAAATGAACATTTGAATGTGAGCGTAGAAACACACGAAGGGTTTAAAAAAGTTCCCGTAATTTGGGCTTCTGCTGAAAGATCTTTCCAAGTTAAAAACAATAAAGAGTTAAATGATTCTGATGGTGCCTTGATTTTTCCTTTAATTACAGTGGGAAGAACAGGGTTTGTAAAAGACAGGACAAAAAAAGGCGCTATTTATGCGCCTATCCCAGAAGTTGCAGATTATCGAGGCGGAGCAATCAAAATTACAAAACAAATAAACCAAAACAAGACCGCCAATTTTGCAAATGCAGATTCTTTTAAAAAAAGATCTATTCGACAAGTAAACTTTCCAAAGCCAAAAAAGAAAGAAAAGATAGTATACAGCACGGTTTCTATTCCTATTCCCGTTTATGTTGATGTTTCGTATGAAATACAATTGAGATCTTACTATCAGCAACAAATGAATAATATGATAACCCCCTTTGTGTCAAATGCAGGAGGATTAAATTATGTCCCCCTGAAGAGAAATGGTCATTTTTATGAAGCTTTCATTCAAACTGACTATGCAACCGATAACAATATTTTTTCAATGGGAGATGACGAAAGAACGTTTCAAACTAAAGTAGATATGAAAGTATTAGCTTACTTGATAGGAGATGGCACAAACGAAGCACAGCCGTTTAATGTGGTCCGCGAAAACCCAGTTCAACTTAGATGGACAAGGGAGCGTCCTAGCATTGGATTAAAGCCGGAAAACAATGATGTAACTAAGAAATACCGAGAACTCGGTGAAAATCCCGAAACTTTGAAATGATTTGTTCCTTTTGGTTGTTTTCTGTCTATTTATTATAAGTAAAAGTTCATATATACATAGGAGATAAGTGTATGTCTGCTAAAAATTTTAGGTTTAGATCCCCCGGAGTGAGAATTGAAGAAATTGATGAAAGCACTTTCACAGTTCCGGTGGAGTCTTCCCCCGGCCCAGTTATTGCTGGCCGATCTCAACATGGTCCAATTCTTAAGCCGGTCATTATAAACTCTGTTCAAGAGTTTTTAGATATATTTGGTACCCCATCCCCCGGCGGTGCCCCTGACGTTGATATTTGGCGCGGAGAAAATAGAACAGCGCCATATTATGGAGCTTTTGCAGCCTTAGCGTATTTGCGAAACTCTGCTCCAATAACCTTCATCAGGCTTGGTGGAACACAAGCTCCTAATGCAGAAACAACTGGATTGGCCGGCTGGCAGACAACGGACGTTGATCCTTCGAATACAGTGTCCGGTAACGGTGGCGCATATGGCCTTTGGCTAGTACCATCAAGTTCAGTCGATTCAGTTGCAGCTCTAGGGACAGGCTCTCTTGCGGCTATTTTCTATATTGATGAAAACTCATCTGTTCTTCTTTCTGGATCGTACTCTGAAGGCTACAGGACAAAAGAATTAGTAGAATACACTGGAACAGTTAAAAGCGCACAAATACCAATTCGAGTTAGTGCATCAGCTAAGCCGGCAACCCATGGCTATAAGCAGGATGGCGATGGATACTATAAAGACGTCACAATAACAATGGACTCTAATGCCCCTAACTTTATTAGAAAGGCGTTTAACACTAGTCCGATCATGGTTAATTCAAACTTGGTAGATAATCGAGAATATTACTGGCTTGGAGAAACTTTCGAAGAAACAATTGATGATATTGCGACTAGCCAAACAGTTGATTCAACTTTTGCATTTATTACTCCTCTATTGAGCGGAAGTAAAGAAAAAGCCGCTTATCGCTACCCATATAAAGAAGCTAAGACCGGTTATGTATTTTCTCAAGACTTGGGAGCATCAGGAGATTTTGATCCAGTTACAGATGGCGTTGGTCGCCCGGCAGAACTGTTTAGGTTCTGTGGCCTAACTGAAGGTAGGTGGGTAGCTAAAAATGTTAAAATTTCTATTTCAAATATTAGCTATACTCCGATTAACGAAGATGCTGGCCCATATGGAAGCTTCAATGTTGAAGTTAGGGCAGCAAATGATACTGATGACAATGTGGTCCTTTTGGAATCCTTTGAAAATGTCAATATCAATCCTCGCTCTTCAAGATATCTTCCAAGAGTCATCGGAGATCAATATCTTAAGTGGGATAGTACAAACAATAAAATAGAAGTTTTCGGAGAATTCCCAAACAATTCTAGATACATTCGTGTTGAGCTTCACCCAAATCTAAAGGTTGGAGCTATAGGCGATTCCGGCTTGGTACCTTTCGGATTTATGGGACCAGCAAGAAGGCCAAGTTTCCAAATTCATTCCGGTAGCATTTCAGGTTCAAAAGTAGATGGATATACAGAATTTGCAAACAGCTATGCATACGCTGCGAATTCCGTCAACAAAAGAAATAACTGGATTTCCGCAGGAAGAAGGGATAGCGATAATCCCAGTGCTAAAACAAACTTTACAGCATCGTTGTTATGGCCTGATTATAAAATGAGAGTTTCGGCATCTAATGCTGTTCGCGGTCTGGCCACAAATGCATACTTTGGCCTCAGAACCACAAGAAACGATACTAGTAGATATCCATACAACGGCTATGTAGATTTAACCTATCCTTTGGACAGTGAAGATGATTCATTTGTAGCTTCTGACGGTGTGTCCATACACAGAGTCGCCTTTTCTTTGGATGATGTTCAGCAAGTTTCAAGTTCTAACACTGGATGGTCTAATAATGCATTCTATTCCACAGGAAATAGAAAAAATGGGACTTCCATCTCTGCTACTAATGTATACTATCAAGCAAAGCTCGGCGCGGAAACCGCCCCAGTTGCAGAGTATTCTAACTCTGTTGGATGGAAAACAGTTATTGACGCTGGATACAGAGCGTTTACAATGCCGATGCACGGCGGTTTTGACGGAGTAGATATTAAAGAAAAAGATCCTTTTGCATTTAGAAATTATGACGGAGGGGCAACAAAGCAGGGTACAACAAAATATGCTTGGTATTCCATCTTCACCGCAATTAAAATGATGAGAGATCCTGAATTCTTAGAATTTGATTTAGCAGCAGTTCCCGGCGTTTTCGATAGTGACTTGAACACAAAGCTCGCAGACTTCTGTAAAGAAAGAGGCGATGCTCTTGCATTATTAGATGTGGACTCTGGATACCGTCCGCTTGAAAACCTGAAACCGGCTGATTATACAACAACCTCTAATAGAGGGACAGTTTCAGGATCTGTTAATTATAGACAAGGTAGTCTAAACGGCGTCCTACACAGCTATGCCGCCGCTTATTATCCTTGGGTTGATATTCTTGATGGAGCCGCAACAGTTGCCGTTCCTCCCACAGTTGCAATGCTGGGTGTCTTTGGTAAAACTCGAAGAACTTCTGAACCTTGGTTCGCCCCCGCAGGATTCCAGAGAGGTGGTCTTTCCGATGGAACTGCTGGCCTGAGAGTAGTAAACACCAGAGATAGATTGACTTCGGCGGAAAGAGACGAACTGTATGACAATGGAATTAACCCAATTGCAAACTTCCCAGCAGAAGGAGTTGTTGTCTTTGGACAGAAAACACTTCAACTAGAAAGAAGTGCGCTAGACAGAATCAATGTTCGTAGGTTAATGATTTATCTGAAGAGAGAAATCGGAGCCATTGCAAGAAGAACCCTCTTTGAGCAGAACATACAGGCAACATGGAACAATTTCACTGAAGATGCAGTTGCTGTTTTGGAGGACGTTAAAGACGGTCTTGGGTTGGTAGATTACAAATTTGTTTTGGACGAAACAACCACTACGCCCGATTTGATTGACCAGAATATTCTTTATGCAAAATTGTTTGTTAAGCCTGCACGAGCGATTGAATTTGTCGCACTTGATTTCATTATCACAAAAACAGGGGCAGATTTCCCCGAATAAATAATAGACAATACTATATAATAGTAAGAGTTAAGATATAGGAGAATATTATAAATGGCAAGATCAAGAGGACAAGAATTTTGGCATATGCAGGGAATTCAGCCGAAACGTAAATTTCGGTGGATTGCAACTGTTGGGCAAGGAAAGAAAGTTTTCCAATACGCTATTAAAAAAGTTACAAAACCAGAATTCACTACAGCCAACAAAGAACATAAAATGCTCGGTCATACCTTTAATTTTCCGGGACCTGTAACTTGGAACACTGTTGATGTTACTTTCATTGATATTGCCACTGCTCCAAATTCTGGACAAGATGGTAACGCTGCATTGTTTTTGCAAGATGCAATCAGAGCGTCCGGATATGAGTTTCCAACAAGTATTGGCCAAGCAACACTTGGTATAACTAAAGAAAGGGCCGTTGCGGCTTTGGGCGGAATTTCTGTTCAACAGTTAGATGCTGATGGCTTGGCTTTAGAACAATATACTTTTTATAACCCTTTCATTGAAAAGGTTAATTTCGGCGGAGACTTTGACTACGATTCAGATGATCTTGTTGATGTTACCTTGACCCTGCGATATGATTGGGCAGAAATTCTAGACGTCGGAGAAGCTGTGGAACCATTTATTGCAAATGGACAACCCGCATCCAGAGCATCCACCCTTTCAGGCCGAACTTTGGACGACAAGGCAGTTAAATAGACTAGAGGTGTTAAATGTCAGTTAGAAATAACGAGGAGCGGCTTGGGGCGGCT